CTTATTGATTGACTTGGTAATGAATTTATCACCATTTCAAGCTGAGCAATTATATTCTGAATTATTGCCAAGGTACACAAAAAGAAGCCGTGTAAAATTTTATAACAAAGAAGGCGAGGAAGACAAGGAGGGTAGAGTTAGACTAATGCCATTACAATATCAAGCCATAAGAACTAATTTTGGTGATACTTTTATTAACAGAGCTTTTACCGAACTAAGTAATTACATAGAATATCTAGAAAAAAATTTAGATAAAGACCCTACGTACAAAACAAAGTTAAGAAAATATACGTCAGGTACTCACAATAATGTCTTAACTCAAGGTTGGGTGTATGAAAAATGCAAACAGTATATCGTCAAGAATAGACCTTCAATTAAAGTCAATCCGTATGAAATTGAAGATTTTAATACGGCTAAAAAGTATATTGAAACTATTCCAAAAGCATTAAGACAAAATGCATTAGACGTACAAATGCTAATAATGAAATTTCCAGAGTTGATGGATGTCGAATAAAATAGCTACTAAGGGAATAATAAATGTATGACAATGACATTGAAATAAGTGAGTGCACTGTGCCGGAAAGTGATTGTTTCCATTGTCTAAATCCGAACTGTCCACTTATAAATAAACAAAGAAACCAATTAACCTTAAGGGATTTGCAAGATGAAAAGGAGATAAGTAATGACAGATAAAGAGATAATGATTGACGGGATTGATGTGAGCAAATGTAACTTTCTTGGCGTAGAAGGAATTTGTAACTCTGATAGCTATTTTTGTGAAGGACATACCAATTGCTACTACAAGCAACTTGCCCGAAAGACGCAGGAATATGAACAACTACAAGAAAAATATGAGGGCTTAAAGCTTGAAAATGAAGAGGGTTATGAAATTGTAGCAGAGCTTAAAAATGAGTGCGAGGAATTTAAAAAACAATTAACCCAAGCTATGTATTTAAGCGAAGGAACTTTGCGATTATATAGTGACCGTAAAAATATTAAATACCGCAAGGCTCTTAATGAGATTGAAAAATATTTTTTAAAACAATGTGAAATACATAAATCGTCTATAGGAGATTATGCAGTACAAAATATGTGTGAACAATGCGAAATAAAGAAAAATCTTAACATTATCAACAAAGCAAAGGACGGGAAGAATGAGTAATAAAGATGAATATAAAAAATGTTGTTTGAATTGTAAACACTGGGGTGTTGAATCTGGAGTTTTTGGGAACAATCAAGGATATTGTTACAGAAAACAAGGTGCCTATACTAGAGCTAGTTTTAAATGTGGACATTTTGAATATGCAGAACCTTTGTTGAAAGAAATGGAGGAAGTGAAGGAAAAAGAAAATGAACAAAGAGAATAATTTAAAGCATATAGAATACTATGTAGTATATTACAAAGACAACAGAAGATGTTCTAGCAAAAACTTTTTAAATAAGTGCGAAGCCGAAGACTACGCTCAATCTATGAGTAAAAATGGCTTTACGAGAATTGAAGTTTGTACATATACATATTAAGCCTTATGACAGAGAAAAAACAATATAACAATAAAATAAAATTAAAACCAGTACCTTTGCTTGATGGTATCGAAGAAATCAAGGAAGATTTTGAAGAACGTATAAGACAAGGGGATTTGAAATATAATTTTGAAATTCTTGACGATTACGTCGAAACAATTAGAGCAGGTTCTGTAACCTATATATTAGCTAGACCGAACTGCCTCGATTTGCGTACAAGAGTTTTAACTCCTGAAGGTTTTAAACGGGTTACTGACCTTACGACTAAAGATAAGGTTGTGGGTATTGATGGGTTTAATTATAATATTTTAGATATAGTTGATACAGATGAAGTGGATTGCTATACGCTAATAACAGCTGATGGAAGGACTGTAACAAGTAGTGACAATCATAGATGGCTAGTACATAATGAAAAACGCAAGTGGAATAAAGTATTTACTAGTGAACAACTTTTTGAATATAAGAAGAAACATCCAGAAGAATTTAAACGATTATCATTACCAGTATTTCACGACACTTATACAAAAAACGCAGAAGTTAGAAAAGAATTACTACAGGGATTATTAGATACTGACGGACATCAAACAAAAAGTTATAATGAATTTTCTACAACGTCTAAAACATTAGCTCTTCAAGTTCAACAATTAGCTTGGAGTTTAGGTTATAGTTGTACCATTAAGAAAAGAGCAGGAAAATATACTAAAAGCGGTATGCTTAAAGAAACACGATTTAACTACAGGGTTTTGATTTCTAATAACAGAATAAAATCTCAATGTAGGATTAAAGATATAATCCAAGTTTCTCCGAGAAAGACACGTTGCCCAGTAACTAACGCACCTTCTAACCTGATAATAGTCGATAATTATGTTGTTACAATGAACACAGGCAAAAGTCTACTTTCTCAGATTTTAGCAAATAATATAGCAAAACAAGGTAAAAAAGTACTGATTTGCTCGTGTGAAATGGGTGCTGGTTTAATTATGGAAAGACAGTTATTAAACCTTACCGGAACTACAAACAGCCAACTCAAGTATATGTATGAACAACATAGAGATACTGCCAATAAAATTATGGACAGTATAAAAGAAAATAACAATTATGAGTACCTAAAAAACATAGATATATGTGAAACAGGCGGAGCTACCGTAGAAGATATAATGCAAATGCTCGATTGTTTCCCTGAATTTGATATTATTATAATAGACTATATTCAACGAATAAAAGGTAGCGGAACCGAGTATGAAAATATAACTTATGCAAATAGAGAATTACAGACTTATGCTAGACGAACTAGAAAGCCAATCATAATATG